TCCCTTTCTATTGTTCGTTTTAATTCTTGAATCTCTTTGCCTAATTCTTTGACAGCTATTTGATTGGCTGTAATTAAATTTATAATAGCAGATATCATCTTATATTCTCACCACATTTAATTTTAATCCAATTTTGTTGCATTTACTTCGTTTCCTTTCAATGCTCTCTGAAGATTCCGTATCAACAATTTCTATAGCCTCGAAGTTATCTAAATTCAAAATATCCAACCTAAGCCCCACAGAGTCAATAATAGCTTCTGTAATATAATCTTCTCCAAGTGCTTCTAATAGTGCACATATATTTATCTTTTTGTTTCTATGCTTAAGTCCCTCATTTTCTCCAAATCTGACTTTATTTATTTCTCTGTTACTCTGTCTTACAAGCTGTTTACAAGCATTTCTTTTCTCAATAAGGTTATCTGTATGTGTAATCTTAATCGTTCCGCTTTTGATGATTTCTCTAAGTACAGCGAGAACATGAGAACACATAGTTCCATTTGCCTGGCCTTGAACACTCATATAATCACAATCACAGTTTATCTTGATTGAAACAGTATACTTTTCTCCAGAATTTCCACTTATTACTTCGAAAAAATGAGATTTCCCGCTGAAAGTATGTTTAACTGAGTGTTTATCTGCCTTGTTTTTTATGTAGTTGTTCATTTCAAGTCATCCTCAGTTATATTGAAAAACTGGTTAATCCATATTATTTGTGCCCTTGCCTCTGTAGTTCCAGGTAAATCAAAAGTTTCTCCATCCTGAACAATTTTAGATATATTCCCATCCAACCTCTTAATCCACTTGATTGCTTCTTGTCTAATATTATCTTCACAACAACACCCATCACTTGGAAGATAAATTTCTTTCAAAGTTTTTAGTTCAGTCATCTTTCTCCACCTCCTACTCTTCTACATATTTTCTTTGGTAATCTTTACTTTTATCTTCTATTAGATTATTAAATCCTTTATCTTCCAACATTTGAAACATAGTTTTATCCATCCTTTCACTATACATATATGGTAAAAATATTTCTTCAATCTTAACCATCTGTAAAAAGTATAACGCAAGTTGTGCTTCTAACCAATCTTTAATAATTCTCCACCCAACTCTTCGTGCTTGGTCTATATTCACTTTAGAAAGAGGTATTATTCTTCTTTTAGACTGCGTATATTCCCCAGATTGATTTTTTAAAGTCTGTAATACTGCATCAACTTTCATCGGCAATTTAAATGGTAACTTTCCTTGGTCATAATCTATAATAAAGGATATTGAATCTATATTTCCTTCAGCGTCATAATCTTTTATTATCTTACTTGCACCACTACTTCCTAACATCTTTTCTATTTCAACAATCGTCTTTTCGACTGATATTGTTGTTGTATAATTTAATATTGCCATTATTTTTCACCAATTTTATTTATTTCCTCGATAAACTCTTTAGCTTTAATTGAAGCATACCTCTTTGAACATTTTTTTCTTAAATCTATGTTTCTATGATATTCTCTTCCACCAATAGTTAAATATAGCATAAGACAATAGTTTTTTCTAGAATTTTGAGAAAGGAAGACTATTACAATACCTTTTTCATGATAATATTCTCCTTCAAATCCATACTCATTATTTATATAACTCCCACCATTTCTAAGTTTATATGAATAATCATATCTTCCTGTTTCTAATTTTTTCATTTTACCACATCTTGCTTTTTCTTTGACTTCCATCTATACCTTTCTTTCCCATTAACTTTTATAGTCTCTATCTTCTTTTCATGCAAAAGGTAAGACAAGACTTCAATAATGCTCCAGTAATTAGTGTTAATCAAATCTCTTATGTCGGTCTTGGTATAACTTTTACTTGGATGAGATTTCAATAGTTTCTCTATTCTTTTTAAATGTTTGATTCCGATTGTATTCACCTTTGGTTTCTTGTTTAGGTATCTTGAAATTTAATTATCTCTGATTGTGGCCTCAATTTCTATCGCTGCCATAGATTGCCCCCTACTCAGCTTACAAGAAATTAGAAGGGGAACTAATAATAACTTGGGCTGAGTAGGTTTAGGCACTATGAATTTAAATTAATTCCTCCTTTTTTTGGCAATCAAAACAAAGGCTTGTCTTATAAAGATTCATAGAGTAGTCATAAACCTTCTGAGTGACATCTTTTCCGCAGTTACTGCATATTAAGTGAAACTCATTTTGTTCTTGTCCTGGCGTTTGCTGTGGTTCTGAAGGTGTTTTAGCAGATATTGTAGGTTCTACTGTTTCCTTTGAATCTTCTGGCAAATTTTCACCCTTGAAAACATAAAGTCCAACACCATGCAAAGCAATAGCTTTAGTTAATGCCCTCTGGATTGATTTATTAATATCCATAGATGTTAATTCTTCCTTCTTGATAGGTGGATGCCTTAATTTATCTTTTGCCTTATCACTAAAGATTGGCAATAAAGAAGTATGTGTCATTATAGTATCTCCTGGAATTGTTACAGATACTTTGACAAAACATCCAGTTTCATCAGCAAAATATGGCATTCCTTTTTCATCTTCATGGACTTTGAATGTTGCAAATGGATGAACTTGTTTAAGTCCTGCCCAAGCATCAGCCCAAGATATATAATTTGCTCCAAGCTTTTGCTCAACTTGACATTTTACTTTCATAAGTTCTGTAAAATAGTTTGTATTTTCTTCCATTTTTTGCCTCCCTTGTTATATTACATATTGATAATATAACTATTATATAAATGTTTCGTTGAATTAATCAACTTTTATATCTCTTGGAATCGTTGCGATAGCTTCTTCTCGATACTCAACAAAATCAAGTTTATTGACTTTAGCAATCTTTTCAAACGCTTTCTTATCAAGAGTAAGAGCCATGCTATGCTCAAGACCCCATTTTAAAGCAATATCTGAATCGTAACCTAATTTACTCATTACTCTGATTCCAATTCCAAAGTCTAACTTCTTTTCACCAGTTTCTTGATACTTTTCTAATGCAACATTTTTTATTTCTGTTTCAATTATTTCTATCTGTTCACTATATCCTCGTATCAAATCAAGTGAGTGTTTATACTCATCTTCAAGTTTATCTAATTTCTCTTGCCATTCTGCTTTCAAAAGTTCTCTTGATTCTCTTAGGCTTTTAAGCTCTATTAGTTGTTGTTTCATTTTAGTCCTCCTTTATTATTTGCATCTTGTCAATCTGGCTCTGCTTGATTTTCGCATTTGTCAAGTCTGCATTTGTCAAGTTTGCATCTGTCAAGTTTGCATCTGTCAAGTCTGCACCTCTCAAGTCTGCATCTGTAAAGTTTGCACATCTCAAGTCTGCATTTGTCAAGTTTGCATCTTCCAAGTCTGCACCTTTCAAGTCTACATCTAAATTAATTCTGGTTAGTGCCATTTCAGTTTCCTCTGTTGTTGTATGTTACCATTACTTGATCTTCTGGCAACTTCTTTATACACTTCAGCATAATTATCCTTATCTGCTCCGGGTTTGCTCTTGCGAGCAGTTCATCTACTTTCTTCCAGCCTTGAGTTGTCAAACCTTGGGTGGTTATTTGTTTTTCAGTCATGTTTATTCACCTCAGTTTTTATTTTCATCTTTTCAATCTCATTTCTGACTTCAAAATTATTTCTTTCTCCAAGAATGCCACCATAATTTTCCATAGCAAGCTCTGCATAAGAAAAATTGCTTTGGTTCCAGAAACCGACTGGAATGCCGTTTTGAATTAATATTGTATCGGCCATTTTTATTCTCCATCACTTAAACTATGCTGTTGTTGATTATATCCATAAATCTCTTTGAAAGTTCTGTCTGGGTTATCCATATCAGCAGTATATGCACCACAAAGACAAGAGGGCTCATTCCATTCTCTACCACAAAAAGGGCACAGGTCAGTCATCTTCCAGCCCCAGGCATATTCCTTATACTTTCTTTTCTTACTTTCTGAAAAAAACAAAAAGAATCTATCTGACTTATCCTATTTCTGTAATCATTCCATTCCATATATTTCCTTTTTTTGAATCCGAACATTGTTTACGCCTCCTTTAAATTACATCAATGTAATATAATAATCATAACCAATATATAAATGTTTCTATTATATGATTAAAATATTTAAGTAATGATTAAATTGTATCACTACCTTGTCTCCGGTATAATTCCATCTGAATGCAAGTTATTTGTCCTAAATTTTCTCATTAAACAGCCTCTCAAATATTCTGAACAGTCCTTTATGTTGGTTCTGCATGACTGCAACATTGTTTGCTCTACAACATTCACCAAAAGCTTCACATTCTTCTACAGTCCAATAGATAGGCTTAACTGACCCTCTCTTTTGATTATTAAACCAACAATCATCAATCATAACTCTCTTTTGGAATAAGAAAGCAAGTTTGGCTAAACATTCAGAATAACTTACTTTTCCATTACAGAGCATACGGATTTGTATTCCTCTTCTACTATATCCAGCTTTAAGCATCATATTTATTGCTTTGTCGATATGTTCTTTTTCGTCAATACTTCTATCCCAAGCAATAGATAATCCATTGATATAATTACCTTTGTTATTGAATCTTCCTACTCTTGCTTTCTTCATAGCATTTATAATTTCTTGATTAAATAATGTAAAATCCAGCCCTGAATAAAACATATATCTTATGACTCTATTATTTAACTTCTTTGGTAGAGATTCAATTAATTTTAATGGATTTGGATGTGCATATAGAAAGTTCTGGTCTAAGAATCTTACTTTATTAGCTTGAATTTCTGGAAGATCATAAACTTTAATATCTTTTGGAGTATAACAATTCCAACATGACCTAAAACAACCATCAGTAAGCCTTATCCAATGTTCTCCATCACGAACAACAGAATAAAACTCATCATGATATATGATTTTCTCTCCATTCTTTTCAATCTCTAACATAAGAAATCACCTATTATTAAAATTGTTTTTGGCATCGTTATCATCTCCATCTTTTTGCTCTTTCAATATCTCAAATCTATTCACAAGTAATTTAAATTGCCGTCTGTTTATGTCTCTTCTATTGAATGTATTGCAGAATGATTTATACACCCCTTCAAAAGTTGCTCTCTTAATTCTGCCTGGTGCTTCATTCTTGATCCATAACAACTCAGTTGGTTTTAGTATTGATATATCTTCTCCTTTATTAATCTCTTTCTTAAGAACTTTTATCCTATCCTTACAATCGTTTGCAATCTTGAAGTAAGTGTTCATCTTGGATACTAAAGTTTCAACTTCCATAAATTCCTTTCTGTATCTGTCACAGGCCCACTCTGCAAAATTAGGAATTAAAGGATTATTTTCAGCATGCCTGATTACTTTAGACTCAAATCTATATGTTTTTGTTTCCTTTTTGTTTTCCATTCGTATCAGCTCCGTTCGTATCATTAAGAGATCTTCGTTGCATAATCTGTTCCTTACGGAACTTTAAGTTCTCTCCTCTCGTTGTCTGGATAATCACCCAGTCCATATCTTCAGGGTCAGGTTTTAGAATTCCGGTGTAGTAGAAGTTTCCATTGTTCTTCGCAACCTCAATCTTCTCCACATTTTTTCGTTTCATTTTCGTATCAGCTCCTTCATTGTTGTGTATTATTGTATGCTTATTTAATCTCCAAATGGATAAAATATATAAAACTTTCTATTTTTCTAAGCAGTAATATATATTATATATAATATATATTATATTTATATTATATATAATATAATAGTTGGGAATTACTTAATTGTTAAATAATACACAACTATTCTAAATAATGGGTGCGGGGTTGTTGGCAATTATTTATTTAAGCAATAAATAATTGACAACTACTGCTTTTTAATTATTTTTGGTTTCCATAGGAAACAAAGGGGGGAGGGGGTGGTAAGAAATTAATTATTTTCAATATAGTAATTATAACAACTAATCATTACCAATTAGTAGAAATCGTTAGATATTGGTACTTGGCTCAAACGCACATACAGCCAAAATAAGCAATCTTATTTTAAGATATAGAAAGATATTAAAAAAAGAAAAAAATAGCAGATTTACCGCTTTGTTAAGTTCTTGTTCTCTTTGAGAGCCTTGAACAACTTGTCTGCAATAATTGCTCCTAATGCAGCAGAAACAGCTGGAACATCTATACCTGCACAATTTAAACCCACATAAGCAGAAACACCTATTAATCCAACTCTTACAATGGTGGCAGATAGCTGTTTTAGTTCAAATCTACTGATTTTTCCATCTTCAAATGCTTTTGTCGCCCATCCAGCCACACTTCTTAAAATAGGAGTGACAATCAATACTGCTGCTGGTTTCAATACATTTATATCAAATTCTATCATTTTGTTACCTCACTTAAACTTTTTTCCTTCGTATTTCTTCTTGATTTTATCAATATCTACTCCTTCAGCCACTTTTTTATCAAATTCACCGATAAATTTCTGTTCTCCATCTATTTCAATTTCCCAGCCTTGAGTAAGAGGATAAACGAATCTTTGCCTGCTTCTGTCATCAAAAAATTCTATCTCAACATCTATTCTGTCTGTTATTTTTATTTTGATTATTTCAAATTGTCTCATGTTCTCACCTTTTTATAACTATTTTCTTCATTGAATCTGAACCATTCAGTTATATATCTTTTATTATGTGTGGCTCTGAATCTGACTTGTTTAGAATCATAATAATAACACCAATCAATAAATCTGTCTCTTCCATCACAATCAGCAGAATATATACAATATGCATGTCCTCCTCCTGTAACTTCACCTGCGGCAATTGTTATCTGAGATAAAGGTATATTTGCTAATCTTGCCAATACATAAATAAGAATTGCACCATCTTCGCAATCACCAGTCTTTAAATCAAAAGTAGTTATTGCTTTTTGCCACTTTTCTGACATTTCCCAAACTTCTTTATCAGATTTGTATTTTATATCTCTATGCACCCATTTAAGTATATTAATTATTGTCTCATCATTATTTTTTCCTTTTAGACTCAATGCAATAAGTAATAATGCTGGGTCAATATTATTCACTTGTTCATTTAGCCAATTCGATAATCTTACAGATTTTCTATATTTAGAATCAATTATCCAATACACTACTTTTTTTATGAATCCTATCTCTAACTTTGCTTTATGCACATCTGTTCCAAATTTTTCCATAAATTTCTTTGAATATTTTATCATATTAATTATCCATAGCAAATTTCATTTTCACAATTCCTTGAACTAAATCAGGACTTGCATTGTCTGGATTTATTCTTACTCTCCAAAATCCAGTAGCATCAGGGTAAGTATTGCTGTCTGTAATATCAACATCAGTATCAAGAGTTTTTCCGGTGTTTAAAATACTATGTTTATTATCCCAATTAGATGTTCCTGTATTCCAAAAATCAAGATAAATGTCAACTTCTGAAGCATTTACACTTCCTGCATCACTTACATCATCACCAACAGAAACATCATGGGCATGCAAATCTGTCTTACCTGTAACTGCAGGATCCTCGTTTGAATCATCTAAAGAAGTTACCCTATCGTTAGTGTTATATGAGTTTATGTTATGCGTATGAGATTGATTATCTCCATATACTTTTAAATGGCCTTTATAATTATTTGCATCTCTACTGAATAAAGATAAATCAATATCACCAGATACACTTCCAAACATAGGGACAATATAGTATTTATATAAGGCTCCTTTTGCTGTATTAATAGGAATTTGACAATCAACCATCAATCCCTCAATTTGAACACTTATTTCATCTGTTCCACTCCAACCATCAGCTTCAATTTTGGCTTCAGCCCAAAGAACACCATAAGTACCTGAATAATTTACGCTTGCAACTAAGTCCCAACTGGCACTTACATTTTCTGCATAAGTATCAGTTCCAATCAATCCACCAGTCCCTGAAGCAGCACTTACAGTTGCAGGATTAGTATGGTCATGTCCACTTCCTGTTTCATAAGGAGAATGTCCATGTAACGCAGTCTTTGATACTGCTGCAAGACTTGGTTCTTTGTTTGTTTCACTTGCAGTCCCAACTCCTCTTCTGAATGGATCAACATCATAATCAAGAGTCATAGAATCAACTCTAATATTTCCTGCTTCATCAGTTACAAAGGAATTAGAAACAAAAAAAGGTATAGTCAAAGGAGTATCTAATTTAGCATTTATTCCTCTTGCCCAAGATTGAGTATTTCCAGAACCTTGCATAGAACTTTGACTTTGGTTATAATTCGATTGACTTTTTGCGCTTGCTTCAGCAGAATTTTTACTTGCAATACGGAAATCAGGGTTTGTTACTTCAATATTAATTTTCTCTATTCCTTTATTATTGACTGATATTTTTATTCTAACAATATCAACCTCTTCATTGATACCAGCGGAATTATTGCTTATATTACCACTATCACCTATTTCAAGAGAGTCAACTGGAGTTGTAGGAACGAAATTGTATCTTTTAAGTTGAGGATTAAGTTTATTGTATTCAATTAATGCTCTTGCATCAGCTTCAGTATCAGAAACAATATTTCTATCAATGATTGTATGCACAGGGGTAGAAGCACCGGAAGAACCAACAATCTGGAAATCACCGTCACCTTTACCATAAACAATGACTTTTCCTGCCAGTGACCTACCCTTACTTCTTTTTATTCCAGTAGCATTTTTGCCTTCAATAAAAGAGAACTGGTCATCTGTTGTCAATTCATCATATAAATAAACCTTTTTATTTTCTTGGTCTATCCAAATATCTTTACCGACCTGTTCAATAAGTCTTATTACAGCATTCCATACGGATTCAGAAGCACTAACCCGGAAACTGGCAGGAGTTATTGCTGAAGAATTTGATACATCAACAGTCCATCCTGAAATGCTTGTCACCAAAGTTGATATTATGCTATTATCTGTTGTGGATGTAAATGTTCTTACAAGGTTACTTCCCACCATAGGGCATTTATCGTCAACCAATTCATTTTCTATCCCTAAACAAGTGAGAACAATGCCCCCTGCACTCATACTATCCTGGCCAGTGACAATACCTTTGAATTTTAATGTCCCATTCTTGTATATAGAAACATCAGAATCAACATCAAACTCGCTTGAATAACCGCTTGTAACACCGTCTAAGGCGATTTGGCAGTTAGACATACCATTAAGTGTCTTTTCATAAGAAAATGATAACCACTGCTTCGCAGATGCAGTTCCGATGTTAATAACATAACCTGTAGCCATCAGTCACTCGCCCATCCATTCCTGAAATAAAATGTTGGAGTAATATTTGTTATAGTGCCGGCAGCAAAAATATCAACCAAACTTTCGTCAACCTCTAATCTCAACATTAAATCGCCACTTTCGCTTGCATTTTGTATTATTTGTTCAGTTCCTTCAACATCTACATACATATATTGAACAAGATAGATAGCATTATCTTCAGAAATAACCTTTACAAGAGAATATGTCATCGTTCCACTTGCTGAAGCAGTAAATGTAAATCCGTTATTATTTTTATCTTTTATTGTTACAGTCTGGCCACTGACAACTTCCCCTGTGATTTTTTCAATAGGAGTAACCATATCTCCATCGTTTGAATCGTCTGCACCCTCTAATCCGCTTTGTTGAGTGTTATCAAATAAAATCCCAAATGGACTGAAAAAGTTACCAACATAATCAGTATGTAATGGTCTTGTCCCAGTAGGAACCTTTTGAACAGTTGAGCCAGTGCAAAGATAAAATCTGGCATAAGAGTTTTCAAAATATAATCTTAACAATATCGGAGAATTAATCATTTTTACAAGACTGCGATAATTAGTATTTTTTGTTGAACCATCAAAATGCCCATTTATCCCAATATTAATACTGCTCCTTATAGGAGAAGCAAAACCAAGGAAAGTAAATGAATATGGAAGATTTCTCTGATCCATAAATTTATTTGTCACGAAATCGATAGAGTTAGGATTGTAAGGAAATGTGAAAGTGTCGCTTGCATCCTCATAATCCTGGATTTTTAAGTTTGCCATTTTTATCTATATCCCCCGGGTTACACCATTAGCATTCGCAAAAGAGATATTCTTCACATCTTCATCTTTCAGAAATCTGCTAAATATTGCCAAAACAGCATCATAAACAAATTCTACAGGCGAATCTTTAAAGGCACTCTCAATTTTACCCCCAAATCCTTCAGCACCAGCTATATTCTTTGCCCTGGACCCGATATCTGTTTCATCAAGTATTATTCCACCAGGTAAAAGGGATTCTTCTAATCCTTTTTGCTTATTTGTTTCAATAATATTAGCTGCCGCCAGACCAAGGGCAGCACCTATGAATAAACCTTTCGGGCCAAGAAGAGCAAACCCAGCCGCTGCACCTACTGCAGCCATGCCTGTCTTTGGAATAATATTATCAATCTCAGACAATTGACCGGTAATAAGACTTCCAATATCACCTAATGAGTCGCCAATACCACTTGCAACTATTGATACAGTCGAACCATGGTCTAATAATGCTTCATTAACATGTAAAATCAAACTATTTACACTCTCAAACACGGGTTTTAATTGTCTTCCCAAAGTATTTGATAATTTTAACATACTGACTTCCATCTTTGCGAATGTTGTGGCTAATACAGGAGATTTTGTTGCTAAAGCAGTCATAGCAGTAACACCAACAGCACCAATCGTAATAAGTGATTTCCCGAGACTTGAAGCAAGACCTGCTGTCCTTGCCATTGGCGCATTAGTTTGATTAAACTGATTCTCCATACTTTTAAGTTGGTCAGTTATTCTATCTAAACCAGCTACAATGTCTGTTTCGTCAATACTACCTGCTACCGAAATAGAACCAACCTCAACCATTCCTCATCCCTCCAGGTAAATTTTTCATAGTATCAATAATTTTCTGTTGATGATTTAATTCTTTTTGTCTTTCTGCCATTGCAATATCGTAGTCAATAATGAAACTTAAATCAGAGCCCAAACATTTCCTAAACTCATGTGTACTTATTCCTTTATGCCAAGCCTTAACCATTTCAATATAAATTTTTTCATCTTTATTAAGGAAAATTTCATCATCTTGGCCGAGCCTTTTAAGACGTTCAATTAACTTTTTTTTTTATGATTTTTGATATTATCAATAGCACGGATAAGTGGATTATAAATTTTGTCTGGATCAAGTCTCCTGAACAAAGCAACCTTTTCAGTGCCGGTATAATCCTTAAATGCCTTTTTATTGCCTGTGATTTGTTCTAATTCTTCAGATGTATATGGAATCTCCATAATGTTTCGGAGTTTACAGATTGACAATTTCCCCATATTAGCCTTTTTAACAGTGAACTCTTTACCTTTGTCATCAATTTCAATCTTGTCTTCCATATAATCTTCAACCCAGTCAAGTTCATCGCCAGCATTAGAAGGTTTATATTTGAATATTTGACCTTCTACTTTTATGTCAACCAAATCATCTTTAACGAAAAAATCCATCTTATCCATTTTTTTACCTCATATCAATAATTTTCTATTGAATCCACAACTACTGTACTCACTCCTGTAGCAGTAAACACGAAATCTCCTGTATTAATCCCTTCAAGGTTTGTACCAGCAATAGGAACCGGCTCGCAATATACACCTGATAATGTAAATGTGATTTTATTGCTTGCAGACTGTTCAAAGACAAGAGTATTCGTTCCTGATATGACTGCTGCAGTCTCCCAAAGAGAAGGAAGTGTTGTACTAAGCAGATTCACATTAATTCTTCCAGTTATCCGAAATAATGTAACAATAGGTGTTCCAATTGTTCTTCCAAGAGTTGAATTCGCATACCTTGAATCATTAGGATTCATCCCTTGAGTAAACGAAATTTCGCCATTATTAATCTCTACAACTTCTGAAGAGCTTAATGTCATTTTTGAATGCCTATATTGAAAAGGATCCCCAGTTGCAGTAAAACTTCCTGCCTGAATAGATGGGGTTGTATAATCTTTGGCAATAACATTAGCAGTACAACCAATAAAACCTGTATTCCCTTCACCAGTAGCTTTAGCAAAACTTATCCTGAACTGATTGATTACATTACCTACAGTCTTAAATATCATTGGATCTGTTGAATGTCTCATTGCCCATTCAGAAGTGAAAGATTTTAATGTATTCCCTACTGAAAGAGTATGAGTATATGGGTCACTTCCGGTTTCACTATCAATATCAAACACATATTTCAACATCTGCCAATTTGAAGGGGAGTATGCCAAAGTATAAGCCAAACTGAGAGGTCCAGCAACCCGTTTATTGATAGTTCTAACATCTGCGCCATTATTTGTCACTTCTTGAAATCCTTGCGTGAAAGTAGGATTAACAACAACATTATAGCCTGGGACAACAGCAGATGCAAGACTTATTGCTTCTCCATAACTTGTTTCCTCTTTGGTGATTACCCTCTCTCTGATACCAATTAATCCCTCGCTCGTAACCAATCCTACCCATATCAAGACAACTGAAACTTATTTCAAGTATTGTATGATATGATAAATATTCTACTGATTCAGGAGCTGCTCTTGGAATACTTGCAGGAATATATCCATACAATACAGGGAATAAATCATCCTCGTTATCTTCAAACGCTTTTGTTATCCTGCCACCAATATATCTTCCATGGTAATCATTACTGTATTTCCTATCATCAATAGTCCATACTTGGTCTTTCCGAGTCCAGATGTCTATTTGAAACATTGCAGAGCTCTGGACCGGTGCTTCATATTGTCCTAATCGTTTCCCAGTTCCAGATACCATGAACACAGATATCCTTGGGAATGAAGTTGAGGATAGTTTTTTGTCGACCTTATCGGAATATGCCCAGTTAGTTGTGCCATATTTATAAGTGATTATTACAGTTTCACCACCAGTCATTGCAGTATAAAAAGTTACTGTTTCAGTCTGATAATCCCAATGATAATCTTCCCATTTGGATTTTGCAGTTCCATCAACTGTTACAGCAGTAATACAAGATACAGTCCCAACTGAAGCACTAAGACTAAACTCTGTCTGGCCTACTGAAGCTGAAGCTGTTGTATCTGATTCGCTTGCTTCTGCTCTTGCTCTGGGGTCTACCAGATGTGTACGAATAAAATCCATAATCACATCAGGTGCATCCAAAATAAATTCTCCCATTTTAATTTATTATATTGCATCCACTTGGACATTAGATTGACTCACTTGAGTATATTATCTCTTAGAATGTTAGTTTATTAATCATATAAATAATATTATTCGCCGAAAACTTCCTTTTTGAATTGCGGCAGCCAGAAGTCATGCACTTGCTGATTTGCCGGGCGCATGAAAGGTTGAGCATTTACTCCTTTGGTTCTGATTTTCTCAGTTACAGCTTTCACAAAAGCACCTTCATTCTTTCCTGAGATTATTCCTTTTCTTGTCGCCCATGCTTCAATATCTGAAAAAGATACATCCCGGGGAGTATTACCGAATTCTAAATCTGCGGAATAAGAAGCTTTTGAAGTTAGGATATACTCACTGCTAAGAATCTCAGGAAACAAAGTGATATTTTGTCTTAAATATCCCTGGTCAAATGGAGCATAATCAATTGCTAACTCTTCCATCTTAAACATACTCTTTTGAAGAACTAAACGCATTTTGTTAATAGTATCTTCTTTCCCTTTTTCAAAATCCT